CTCGTCGCTCCCGCGAGCTGCGGTCGACGCGGCGATACAGGCTCGCGTCGCGGACCTCACGCAAGCGCTCGGCTCGGCGCGGGGGCGCGCGGTGGCGACGCTCATCAGGCAGGGCGTGGCGCAGCGGGCGGGCAGCGCGACGCTCGCGGCGATGCTCTCCGAGGCGGTGGGGCTCACCAGCGGCCAGACGCGGAGCCTTGCGCTGCTACAAGAGGCGCTCGCCGACGCTGATATGACCGACGCCGGGCAGGCCCGCGTCATCGCCCGCCGAGCTGCGCAGATGCGCCGAACGCGCGCCGCGACGATAGCGCGCACGGAAATTGCCACCGCCTACAACCGGGGGACGCAGCTCGCCGTCGAGGCGGTCGTCGGCGACAACACCGCGGGCGCCCGCAAGACGTGGCGGACGCAGGCAGACGAGCGCGTCTGTCCGGTGTGCGGTCCCCTCGACGGCGTCGAGGTGGGGCTGCTTGAGAGCTTCCCGGGCGTCGGCGACCTCCCGCCCGCGCACGTCAATTGCCGCTGCGTCGTGACCTACGAGATCGACCTATGAAGAAAGCCCGCCGCCGATCGCGTCGCGCGCGCCGCCGCCCGACAGCCCCGCCGATGCCCCCGAGCCCTCGCGACGACGAGCTGCTCGACCTCGCCGTCGAGGCGATGATGCTGACGACGAGCCCGCCGCCGTCGTTCATCATGGCGCGCCTCGAAGGCGTGACGCTCATCGACGAGCCCTCGTCGCGCATGGTCAGAAAGCAGGCGCCAGGGGGCATGGTCCGCCGCGCCGCGCGCGCCTTCGAGGTCAAGCTCGCGAGCGCAAACGGCCAAGGGCTGCGGACGATCGAAGGCTACATCTCGACCTTCGAGGGCCCCGAGAACCACGACTCGCACGGCGACATCATGCACCCCCGCGCCTTCGACGAGGTTGTCGAGGCGTTCGAGCGCGGCGAGCGCAAGGTGCGCATCCTCGATCACCACGGCGTCGTTGTGGGGTCGTGGGACGAGCTGAGGGTCGATGATCGCGGGCTGTGGGCGAAGGGTCACATCAGCCCGACGACCGCGGGGCGAGACCTCGCGACGCTGATCGACAACAAAGACGTCGAGGGGCTCTCGATCGGCTTTCCCTATCGGGGCTCCGAGTATCGGATGACCGAAGAGGACAACCGATGGGGCGACGGCAAGGTGCGTGAGTGGACGAAGGTCAACCTCGTCGAAGCCTCACCTGTGTGGCTCCCGAGCAACCACGAAGCGAACGTGACTGGCTTCAAGAGCGGTCGCCAGGGAGGTCGCATCGCACAGAAGGGCTCGGCGGTGCGCCGCGCGCTGCTCCGCGGACTGATCGAACTGGACGACGAGGGCTTGCCCGACGTGTGGAATTTCGCGTGGGCGGTGGCGCAGGCGGTGGGTCTTCGCACCGACACCATTCGCGACATGCTCGACGGGCGGATCGACCCCCGCCCGGGGGACTTGCGGGCGATGGCGATGGCGGCGGGGCTCGACCTCGCCGTGCTCGAAGCCGCGCTCGCCGAAGACCAGGGCGCCGCCCCCGTCGCCGATGACGCGGGCGACGGCGCCGACGAGTCCGGTGGGGATGCTGCCGAGAACAGCCTCGGCGCCGCGCTGGGGGGCGCGATCGTCGAGGCTGTGAAGTCGGGCGGGCTCACCGCTGGCGACATCTACGAGGGGCTGGCGTTCGTCGCCGACCTCACCGCCGCCGATGTCGAGGCGGTCGTCGAAGGGCGCCGCGCTGCGACGTTCGAGCAGTGCGAGGCGTTCGAGGCAGACCTCGGGTTGAAGACTGCGACGTTGACGCGGTACGTCGACAAGGACCGCGCCGCGAAAGCCGAGGCCGGTTCGGATGCAGACGACGCCGACCTCGCGCAGCTCGCCGAATCGATGAGACTGAGCAACGGAAGGATGATGCGCGCGTTCGACTCGCTGCGCTTTCTTCTTACTTGAGAGGCCGCGCCGACCACAGGCGCCACAAAACCAGAGCCGTTGGAGCGGTAGAAAATGAGCCAAGCAATCCGCGAGCTGCGCGACACGATCACCCAGACTCAAACCAAGATGGGCGAGATCGGCGCCGAGCTGACCAAGATCGCCGAAGGGCGCAGTGATCTCGTCACGCGCACCGAGAAGAACAACGAAGCGATCAAGGTCAGCGGCGAGAAAATGAACGAACTCGCCGACCAGTTCCACACCCTCCAAGAGCAAACCAAGCGGCTGACCGAGGTCGTCAAGGTGCTCGAAAAGGGCGGCTCTGCGCCGGGCTCCGAGAAGATCGAAGACGCGATCTCGACGTTCATGGCGTCGAAGACTTTTACGACGTGGCGCGACGAGATGAAGGCGATTCATCGCCCGATGCGCACGAAGTCGCTCAAGGGTTCGTTCTTCGGCGCCCTCACGATGCGTCAGGCGATGTACCGCAAGGCGATGCTGCATCAGCTCGCCATGATGAAGGGCAACGGCGCGGGGGTCTTCTCGAACACGGAGAACCCGGGGCTCGTCAATCCTTACTACCGCCCCGACATCGTCAACATCCCGCGACCGATCCTGCGCTTGCGCCAGCTCTTCCCGGTGATGCAGATCCCCGTTGCGACCAACGCGATCAACATCGACCGCCAAACCATCCAGTGGGACTGGGCGCAAAAAATCCTCGCGGCGGTGGTCGCGACCGCCACGACCGCGCAAGTCGAGCGCACGACCGGCCTCGGGACCGCGGCGCCTTACAACTCGATCACGTTCGACGACGGCACGAACAGCGAGACCGTCACGATCACGAACATCGACCCCGACGGGACGATCACCTTCGCGCCCGCGCTGGCCAACCCCTACGCGGCGGGGACGTTCATCCGCGCCGAGTATTTCAAATGCACGCCCGAGTCGACGATTAAGCCGACCTCGCGCCATCGCACCGAGCAGACGAGTTACAACGTCTACAAGCTGACGACGACGCAGAAAGTCTCGACCGAGATGCTCGAAGACGACATGCGCGCCGAGCAGTGGCTGCGTAACGAGATGCTCGCGGCGATCGAGCAGAACGCCGAGAAAGCGATGCTCTACGGCTCGGGCAATAACTGCCACCTCGGGATTTTTGAAGATTCCGACGTGCCGCGCTACGACCTGAGCGGCGGGCTGTCGGGGGCCAACAAAATCGACCACCTCATCGACGTTGCGTTCGAGGTGATCTTGCAGCACTACGACCCCACGAACGCGGTGGTCAACCCGATCGACCTCAAGGACATGTTCAGGGCGAAGGACCAGGAAGGCGGTTACCTGTTCCTCCGCAACATGGATCAAATGCTGCCGACGCAGCTCATCTCGATGGCGTTGACGTGGTCGACGCTGCTCGGCATCGACCGCGCCACGAACGTGGGCGGCGACTTTTTTCTCGGCGAGTTGGGCCGCGCGGCCACAATTTTCGACCGCAGCGACTCCATGATCCAGATCGGCACGTCTGGAGACGACTTCGAAGAAAACCTTCGCACGCTGCTCGCCGAGCAGCGCTTCGCCTTCCCGATCTACTCGCCGCTGGCGATGGCGAAGGGAACGTTCGACTCGGTCGTCCCCTGAAAAAACACGCCGAGCCCGCGGGCTCGGTTTGCGTGGTGGGTTGCGGCTCGGGTTGAGGAACCCGAGCCCCGGGGCTCGACTCCCCGGCGCGCGCTGCTCAAGACGTCGAGGGAGCGAGATGACAGTTTTACGCGAGGGGATCACGTTCGCGGCCTACAGTGAGAGGCTCAAGACGTACCTTCAAATCGTGCCGAACACCGACCCTACATGGGACTTGCAGTTAGAGGGCTGGCTTCTCTCTGCGGCGTCTTACGGCGACCTGTGGATGGCCAACCACTTCGAGGGCAACCCGAGCCCAGGCGAGTATCCCGCCGAGGTGCTCATCGGCCTTTATGAGTTCGTCAAAGTTTTTTGGGATCTTTGGCAGAGCGGGGTCAAACCGGGCTCGACCTCGGTCAAGACCGACGCGCTCGCTGAGAGCTTCGCCAGCGCGAAGGGCGGGCTTGATCCCATGAACGCAGCGCGCCTCGCCGCAAAGCCGCATTGGCAGGCGTACCGCTGCAAGCGGTGGCGGTGATGGCGAAGGTCAAGGCAAAGATCACCGTGCGCGACCTCGGTTGGGATCGCATCAAGAAGGGGCTGTCGCAGCTCGACGACGTCGTCGTCGAGGTCGGTTTTTTCGACGAGGACAACGCCTTGAAGGCAGCGGTGAATGAGTTCGGCACGGACGACGAGCGCATCCCGCCGCGCCCCTTTATGTCCAGCACCCTCGACGCGTTCTCGCCCGAGTATTTTCGCGAGCTGGGTCGCGGCCTCGGGATGGTCGTCGACGGCAAGACCACCGAAGAGCGCGTGATGCTGCGCCTCGGGCAGATGGTACGAACCGACATCATCGACGCGATCATCGCGGGCCCCTGGCAACCCAACGCCGACAGCACCGCCGAGGCGAAGGGGAGCGACAACCCGCTCGTCGATACGGGCGAGATGCAGCGCGCGCTCGACGTTCGCGTGAAGAAAGGTGAGGGCTGAACATGGCAGCACTGCTCGGCGCGAAGCCGATGGTCGTCCAGCGACAGAACGGGAGTTGGGTCGATGGCGTGTGGGTTCCTGGCGCGCTCGCCGAGACGTTCTCGATCGTCGCGAGCTTCCAACCCACGTCGGGGCGCGAGCGCGAAGAACTGCCCGAACTGTATCGCACGCGGCAGACGGCGAAGCTCTTTACGCAGCCTTGGGTCGAGCTTCGGACAACCGACCTCGAAAATATGAGGAACGCCGACCTCGTGATTTTTGACGGGCGCACCTATGAGGTCGCGTCCGTATACCGATGGGACTATCACGCCGCGCCGACGCGCCATCGCAAATACTTGCTCGCCGAGGTGGGGCTCGACGGAGAGACGTAAAAATGCCCTACCCCGCCCCGCAGGCGCGCACCCCTGAAGAAATCGCCGTGCGCGCTTGGGTTCGCGCGGTGCTCGCGCCCTACGACAGCGACTATCCACAGGCGATCGGCGTGCGCTTCTCAGATCAGAAGGCGCCGCGAAGCCTCAAGCCATACGCGACCGTGCTCAAGCTCGCCGAGATCACGCTCGGCGAAGACGTCGACGCCTATGTCGTCGCGGGCGACCCGCCCGAGACGATCCTGCGCATCGACAGCCAACGGCAGGCGACGTTTCGCGTCATCGTCTACGGCACCGATCACACGCGGCTCGCGCGCTTCCTACAGCTCTCGATGAGCGACCGGCGCGTCGTCGACGACAACCTCGCCGCTGGCATCACCGTTGCAGACGCTCTCGGCGGCTTGGCTCGGCGGTCGCGCCTATCGGATGGCGTCACCGAAGACCGCACAGTGATCGACTTTTCGGTGCGATATCGACTCGTTTTGGATCGCCCCGAAGCCGACGCTATTCAGACCGCGAAGGTCAACACAGCATTGACGGGGGGGCCATGAGCAGCCTTGACTCGAACGTGATCATCAACGTCTTTGTGGAGCCCGCGCCGGTCGAGGCGACGAGCTTCGGGCTGCCGCTCCACATGGCCCCCGCGAGCGAGTTCGGCGGAGGCTTCACGGCGCGCTCCAAGCGCTACGCGCGCGTCTCCGAGATCAACGCCGATGAGGCCTCGGGCGACATCTCCGCGGCGCTGGCGACGACCCTCAAGGGCGCGCTCGCGCAGTCGCCGCGCGTGCCCTCGGTCCAACTCGGGCGGATGCTCCCCGGGAGCGCCCCTCAAGAAGTCACGCTGACCTACGCGGGCGCCGCCGCTGGTGCGGGTGAGCTGCACAGCATCGCCGTCGACGAGGTCGTCGTGACGTACACGACCGCCGGCGCCGACACGCCCGACGTGATCGCCGCGGGGCTCGTCGCGCTGCTGACGCCCGCGCTCACCGCGGCGGGCAAGGCCGTCACCGCGTCGAACGCGCTTGGTGTGCTGACGCTGGTCGCCACCAGCGCGAACGCGGTCTTCGGTTACAGCGGCGTGACCGACAGCGGGACCACGACGATCGCGACTGCGGTTGTGCAAGCGGGGCTCGACCCCGCGGCAGACCTCGCCGCGATCACCGCCGAGGATGATGGTTTTTACGGGCTCTCGCTCGGCTCGCGTGGCCGCGGTCATATCGAGGCGCTCGCCGCCGAGGTCGAGGCCCTCGAAGACGAGAAGTTGATCCTCTTTCTCGCGCAGTCGGGCGACCTCGACATCATCACCCCCGCGGCGACCGATGTCATGAGCGCGTTGCAGTCGGCGGGATACAACCGAACCGGGCTCGTGCTGCGCCCGAGCGACAACCTCGAAGTCGCGCTCTATACGCTCTCCGATCGCCTCGCCGTCGACCTCGACACGCGACAGCAGACGTGGGCCTACACGAACCTGACGGGCGTCACGCCTGACGTTTACGACACGACCGAGCGCGCCATCCTCGAAGGCAAGAACGCGAACTTCTACGGCACGTTTAAAAAACGCGGGTCGCTGTTTCGCGGCGTGGTCGCCAGTGGGCGCACCTTCAAGACGCAGACGTCGGGCGACTGGTACAAGGCGCGCGGCGAAGAGGCGCTCGCAAATCTGCTGTTCAACGCGACGCAGGCGCAGTCGTTCATCCCCTTCAACGACGTGGGGATCGAGCAGTGCGCCGCGGTGGTCCGCGCGATTGGCTTGCGGGGTGAGAACACCGACGACACCCCGCGCCACTTCGAGCCGGGCTCTACGGGCATCGTGAAGCCGAAGGCGTCGCAGATCCCGCCCGCCGAGAAGGCGGCGGGTGAGTTGACGCTCGAAGCCTTCGGGAGAATCTCGGGCGAGGTCGTCAAGATCACGGTCAACCTGCGCCTCTCGCTGTAAGTTATCCACAGCCTCGCGCCCGCATGGGGTGCGGGTTTGCGGGGTTATCCACAGGTTATCCACAGGACTTATCCACAGCCCGTGAGGGGCGAAGGGGCGGGCGATGGCGGTTCACACTTACCGACTTCAAGACATCATTTTGACCCTCGGCGGCGTGCGCATCACGGGCGCTGGCGATGGCGATAAAATCTCGATCGCGACCAACTCGGATGACTGGTCTTTGACCGTCGGCGCCGATGGCGAGGCGACGCGCTCTTACCTCAACAACAAGTCGGCGCGCATCACGCTCTCGATCCAATACGGCGCGCTCATCAACAGCTTTTTGCTCGACTTGAGGAACGCCGACGTCGAGACAGGCGACGGCGTCGTGCCCATGAGCATGACCGACCTGCGAAACCGCACCGACGGCGGCACGGGGACCGAGCTGTCCGCGCCCGAAGCGTGGATCGTGAAGCTCCCCGACTTCGCGCTCGGTCGCGAGGTCGGCACGGTCGAGTGGATCATCGAAGTCGCCCAACTCTCGGGCGGCCCCGGGGGTCAGACGTTCACGATCCCCGTATAATCTGACGCCCCGAGAGGGGCAGACCTTCGAGACGACGACACATGAAGGCAGGCAAGCGACACAACCTCGGACCCAGGAGCGGCCCGAGCGCGCTCGTACAGGGGCGCTCAAAAACCCTCACGATCGAGGACGACTTCGGCACCGAGCACAGCTATCACATCAGCGCCCTCTCTGCGCGAGACGGCGCGAAGATGTGGCGCGCGCTGCTTCAGTCGGGCGCCTCGCTCGGCGCGCTGTTCAAGCAGTCGACGGGCTCAAAAGAAGAGGCCGCGGGGATCGCGATGCAGGCGATCGCGACCGCAGCGCTCGACTTTCTCGATGAGGCGACGCTCAATAGCTTGATGGCGCTCGTCACGCGCGACGGGAAGTCGCTCGCGAAGGGCGCGATGATCGACCTCGCATACGGCGCCAACTATGGCGAGTGGGGGGTCGCGATTTTTCACGTTCTCGAACTGAACTTCGGCCCGGCGGTTCGACGCTTGTTGGGAAAGCTCGACATGGAAGGCGGGATGATGCCGCAGTTACGCGAGCTGGCGACCGCCTTCTCGCAAGAGACGTCGCAGGGCTGATCGCCGACAGTGGTCTCGATTGGCTGATTTGGCGCGTGCTGCTCGACGACCGCTTGAACGTGACCGTGCGCGAGCTGGACGACTGGACCTTTCCCGATCTGATCGAGGCGCACGAAGCCCTCGACCTCAAGACGGCGATGACAGCGCTGATCGCCGAGCGCACGAAGCCCAAGAAGCCCGAGGAGTGACCCGACATGGCGACCGTGATCCGCGAGTTCTTCGCGCTGTTCGGGATCAAGACCGAGGGCGACCGCGACCTCGGCGCCCTCGAAAAAAAGATGCAGCGCTTCGAGGAGCAGACCGCCGAGGCGATTGATCGCCTCAAGGGGTTTGGCTCCGCGCTGTCTGCGGCGGTCGTGGCGGGCGCCACCGCCGCCGCGGGGGGCCTCGGGCTCATCGCGACGCAGACCGCCGAGACCGCGTTCGAGATGGATTCGCTCGCGCGCAGCCTGAACATGAACGTTGAGGCGTTCCAGGGCTATGCGCACGCGATGAAGATGGCAGGCTTCGAGGCCGACGACCTGCAAGACCTCGTCGGCACCCTGAGCGAGCGTCTTGTCGACGCTGGGATCGACGGCCCGACGAGCGACGCGGCGATGATGGCCGCCCGCCTCGGCGTCGAGCTGAAAGACGCAGCGGGCAACGTCAAGGACACCGAGACGCTCTTCTTAGAGACCGTCGACGCCATCAACCAGATCCCCGCGGGCGCCGAGCGCGCCGCGCTCGCGATGACTTTCTTCGGTGACATCGGCATGCGTGCGCTCCCCTTCTTGGAGCAAGGCAGCGAGGCGATCAGAGAGCAGGCGCGGCAGGCTAAAGAGCTGGGCGTCGTGATGGATAAAGAGGGCATCGAGCGCGCCCTCGCATACCGAAAAGCCACGGGCGAGCTACAAAACACGCTGCGCGGCTTCGGCCAGACCCTCGCCGTCGAGCTGTTTCCGCGGCTGACGCGCACCGCCGAGAAGGTCACGTCGTTTGTGCAGCGCAGCCTCGACCTCGACCGCGTCTTGCGGCTGCTCTCGATCGGCTCGAAGGTCGCAGGCGTCGCGCTCGGCGCCATCCTCGGCGCCAAGGTCATCGCGGGCTTTATGGGGCTCGTCAAGACGCTCCAGACCGCAGTGATCCTGATGCGCGCGCTCGGCGCGGCGGCGCTCACCGCGCAAGGTAAGCTGCTCTTGATCCCCGCGGTCATCGCCGCGTTGTTTATCGCGGTCGAAGACTTCTTGACGTTCCTGCGCGGCGGCGACTCGCTGTTCGGTCGCTTCGCGGAGCGCTTCAAAGACAGCGAAGGCGCCGTCGGCGTGCTCGCGCGGGGCCTGCTGCGCCTGCGCGAGACGATCAACGAAGCGCTAGACTCGGAGCAAGCGCGGCGCTTGATCAAGACGCTGCGCGACGTTGGGGGGACGATCGTCGATGTCATGATCCCCGCGGCGATGCAGCTCGTCGGGACGATGATCGAGGGCTTCGCCGACGTCGTTCGCGCCGTGATCCCCTCGATTATTAAGATCGCGCAGAGCTTCAAGAAGATTTTTTCGACGCTCGCGCCGATCTTTGGCCGGATCTTGGCGGCCATTCTTCGCTTGTGGTTCAAGCTCCAAGCGACCGCGCTGCGCGTGATGGCGAAGATCGTCGCGGTTGTCGCAAGGATTATCGCCTCGGTCGCGCCGCAGATGGAGCGGCTGTTTGAGAAAATCGCAGACCTTCTCGAAGACGTGGCGCCAAAAGTCGAGGAGGTTCTCGACATGGTGCTCCCGATCGTCGAGAAATTCATCGACCTTGTACTGCCCAAGTTTGAGCGCGTCGTTACATGGCTTCTCGACAACATCCCGAAGGTGTGGGCGGCGACGAAAAAGGCGCTCACCAGGGCTAAAGAAGAATTTGATCGCGTGTGGGGCGTTATAAGGCCGATCGCGATCGGGTTTATTGAGGGCTGGCGCGTCGCGGTCGCCACCACGAAGCTACTGCTCTTGAAGATCGCCGACGGCTTCGGGCGGTTCGCGTTGATCGTGCTCGAACTGCTTTCGCCGATCACCGAGACGCTTCAAGAGGCTATCGACGCGGCGAACAAGCTGGGCGCGAACATCGACATCGACCTGAACAGCGGCACAAACGAGGTGCGCGACGTGATCGCCAGCATCGCCGCCGAGACCGAAGTCGCCGAGGCGCAAGTGCGGGCGCTCAAGCAAGGCGGCGCGTCCCCAGGCAGCGTCAGTTCGTCTACCTCGATCGGTCAAGTCACGGTCCAAGTGCAGGGCGCCGCCAACATGACCGAGCAGCAGTTCGGCGCGGCGGCGGGCTCGGGCGTGTCGAGCGCGATTGAGCGGCAGAACAGCCGCGCAGCTCAAGACCTACAGACGGGGTGAGGCGATGCCAGTAAGACCACCGAGAGCGCAAGGGGCGCTCATTGCCTCGTTTCTGGAGGGTCGCGACTCGCCCGAACTGGTCGAGGTCGTCGTGATGGACGCGACCGTCTCCGAGGGGATCTCGCAGACGGTGGAGTGGACCTCGCACCCTATCAGCGGCGAGGCCGATGCATCCGACCACGGAGTCGTCGGGCAGCGCTCGGTCAGCATTACGGGCGTGATCACGAACACACCGCTCGCGGGTAACCCACCCTTCACCGACGACCCGCTCGCCGACGCAGAGCGCGCCCTGTTCGCGGTGCTCGAAGCAAAAAACCCGTGCCAAGTGACGACGGGGCTCAAGTATCACCCCGAGCTTTTCATGGCGTCGCTCGACGTCACGCGAGACCAGAGCACGGGGCAGTCGATGAACGTCTCGGTCAGCTTCGTAAAGCTGCGCCGCGCCGAGGCCGTGTTGATCGACGTCCCGACAGACCTCATCCCGCCGGGGGCGCCCGCCGAAGAAAAGCGGCCCGAGGCCGAAGCCGCGGTCGACACAGGAACGCAGACCGGCGAGCAAAAAACCGAGGCCGAAGTCGCGGGCGAGACCAACCAGAGCGCGGGCAGCGGCGCCGAGAGCGACGACAAGTCGATCGCCGCGCAAGGCGTCGACGCGATCAAAGACGGCGCCGTTGAGGCGCTGTCGACGCTGGGGGCTATCTGATGCCGCTTGAACTTTCACTGCGCCCCGCGACGGGCGTTCAGCGCTATTTGATCACGATCGGCGACGCCGATTTTTTTCTTCGCATCAAATACTTCAAGCTCGCCGAGTCGGTTTATCTCGACATCGCCGACGCCGACGAGCAGCCGATCGTATCGGGTGTGCGGTGTGTCTTCGGGTTCCCGTTCACGATCTACAACCGCGACCCGCGCCTGCCAGGGGGGACTTTTTCGATGGTCCGAAGCGAGAGCCGCGACGACCGTTGCGCGATCGCCGACGTCGGCTTCGACGTGAAGCTCTACCACTGGACCGATGAAGAGCTGACCGCCGACGCGGTCGCCGCCGACGCCGAGGTTCTCAACGTGGTGCCCTTGCCATGACGATCGACCCCAGACAAGCGCTGTTCGGGCGCACCTACGACATCGCCTTCGAGCAGCCCGCGACCGGGCGCGGTTTGCAGTTCTTCGCCCCCTCGGCGCCGCAGCTCGCGGGCGGCGACCGCGTGAACGTGACCGACGCCGACGCGCTGCAAGTGGTCTTCGAGGTGGACCGCAAGGCGAAGGCGCGCTCGAACAAGGCGCGCCTCTCGATCACGAACCTAGCTCGCCCAGAGATCGCGTTCATTCAAGAGCCGGGCGTTCGCGTCCGGATCAAGGCGGGATACCGCAACAACGCCGAGGTGATTTTTCTCGGCGAGATCGCGACGAAGTCGGTCATCACCGACAGCTCGGGCCCCGACACCGTGACCGAGATCGAAGCCGCCGACGCGGGGCCGCAGATCGAACTTGCGCGCTTCGACCGGAGCTTCGCCGTCGACTCGTCGGCGCTCCAAGTTGCGCGGGCGGTGGTCGATCAAATGGGCGTCGGGCGCGGCAACCTCGAAGACTTCGCCGAGCTGGGCGACCTCTCGTATCTCTCGGGGGTCGCGTTCTTCGGCCCGGCGCGCGACGCGCTCTCGGAGGTGCTCGGCGTCATCGGCGCGACGTGGTCGGTGCAGGATGGCGTCTTGCAAGTGCTGAGGCCGGGCGAGACGACGCGCGAGCGCGCGGTGCTGCTCTCGGCTCGAACGGGGCTCGTCGGCGACCCCAAGCGGCAAAAGAAAGGCCTGAGCGTGACGAGCTTTTTGCAGCCGCAGATCCGCCCGGGGCGAAAGATCAAGATCGAGACCGACGAGATCAACGGCTTCTATAAGATCACGCAGTGCCAGCACAGGGGCGGGTTTCGCGACTCTGATTGGTACACGAACGCGACTTGCACCGAACTAGGAGGCGCGCAGTAATGGCGACCTACGACGGCGACCCGCCCGACCTCGCCGAGCTGATCTCGATGGGCGTCGACAACCGCTTCGAGCGCATGTTTACTGCGCTCCCCGCGAAGATCACCGCCTACGACCCCGCGAAGCAGCGCGCCTCGGCGTCGCCTGTGGTGCGCGGCACCTCGGGCAGCGGCGGGGCGGTGGCGATCCCCGAGCTGCCCGCGATGCCCGTGCTCTTCATGGCGGGCGGGGGGATGGCGATCACCTACAAGGTCGCCGCGGGCGACCCCTGCCTCGTCATCTTCTCGTCGGTGAGCGCAGCGCAGTGGCTGGCGGGCGGCCCCGATGACGCGCCGCCCGAGTCGAAGCGGCGGCAGAGCTTGACCGACGGCGTCGTGCTCGTCGGGATGCGGCAGTTTACCAACGCGCTCGCGAGCACCGATGAGGCGATCGACCTCCACATCGGCGACGACGACGGGGCGCGGTTCTTGCGATTCGTCAAAGACAGCGGCGTCGACGTCGAGCCGGGCGCGGGCCAGCGGATGCGCGTCGGGACCGTGGCGCCGCTTCCGGTGGCGCTCGCGGGCGGCATCACGTCAGAGCTTACGGCGATCGCAGCGGCGTTCGCGACGGTCGCCACGGCGCTCGGCATCCCCAACCCCTACCCGGGCCCGACGGCGACCATCGCGTCGACGAAACTCAGCGCCGAGTGAGGGCGGAGCATGGACCTACTCTTAGACCAAGCGACGAACGACCTCGTCATCGAAGGCGGCGACCTTCGGTTGACGTCGAGCATCGTTGAGTCGACGGCGCAGCGCGTCGGGATTCGCTATCGGACGCGGCGCGGTGAGTGGGTCTATGACGTGACGCTCGGGATCGACTATGACCGCGTGTTTGCGGGGGCTGACGATCGCACGATCGAGACGTTTTATGTCGCCGAGGCGGGCGAGGTAGAGACGGTGCGCGCTGTGCGCCGCGTGAACCTCGAACGCTTCCCTGATGAGATCCGCGCCGAGGTCGTCTTGCAGGCGGTCGACGGCGAGACCTTCGAGGTGATCGCGTGAGCTTTGGACCCACAGGGCTTTTAGTCCCCACAACCGCCGAGCTGCGCCAGTCGATCCGCGAAGAACTGCGCGTCGCGCTCGGCGCCGAAATTCAGACCGGCCCCGACACTGTCTTCGGGCAGTTTATCGACGTTTTCGCGGGCTACCTCGGGCGCGCATATGAGCGTCAACAGCAGACTTACGACAGCTTTCGCCCGCAAGCCGCCGAGGGCGTCAACCTGGAATCTCTCGCGGCGATCACGGGGACGATCCGCGAAGCAGCTCGGGCGACCGCGGCGATCCTGACGGCGACGGGCACGCCCGGGACCATCATCCCCGCGGGGTTTCAAGCGCGGGTCGATGGCGGCGCGACCTTCGAGGCGCCGAACGCGGCGACCATCGGCGCGGGTGGTACGGTCGACTTCGAGGTCGAGGCGACCGAGACGGGCCCGATTGAAGCGATCGCGGGGTCGATCGACGTCATCGTCACGCCCGTCGCGGGGCTCGCCAGCGTCACGAACGCCGCGGACGCGACGCGGGGGCGCAACGCCGAGACCGACTTCGAGCTGCGCGCGCGCCGCGCCAGCGGGCAGCAGAGCGAAGGCGAGGCGACCGTTCCTGCGATCCTGGCGGCAGTGCTGGCGCTGCCGATCGTCGATCAGTGCCTCGTGATCAACAACCGCACCGACACCGCCGACCCCGTGACGGGGCTTCCGCCGCACAGCGTGCGCGTCATCGTCTACCCCGACCCTGGGGTCTACCCTGCCGACTCGACGATCTTCGAGACGATCTTCGATAAAATCTCCGCGGGGATCCGAAGCGACGGGGACCGCGGCGCGCTCGTCAACGACTCGCAGACCAAGCCGCAAGAAGTGCGATATAGCGTCGCGACTGAGCTGGCGCTGTTCGTGACCGTCAACGTCACGACCGACCCCGACTATCCCGCCGACGGCGACGACCAGATCACCGAAGCGGTGCTCGCCTACGTCAACGGCGTCGACCTCGCAGGCGACCCCGACGAGCGCTTCGGGGGCGGCTTGAGCGTGGGCGCGACGTTCTTCAACTTCCGGTGTGCCTGCGCGGTCGCGGAGGTGTCGGGGCTCGTCACCGTCGAAGTGCTGGCGAGGGTCGGCGCGCCGCCGCTCCCCGGCGAGGATGGAAACATCGCGCCCGACTTCGACGAAATCCTGCGTACCAGCATCCCTACGATCTTGGTCAACTCATGAGCACCCCGATCAACTCTCAGATCGTCGAGGATGGCCTCGGAGAGCTTCTGAGCCAGTTCGGCGACTCGGCGAACATGCGCGCCATCTTGGCGGCGTTCCTGCGCCCATTGCAGGAGCTTGAGAACGACTCGGTCGCCATCCTTGAGCAGATGCCGCTCGACGTCGCCGCGGGCGTCAACCTCGACGTGTGGGGCGAGATCGCAGGCGTCGCGCGCGACGGGCGCACCGATGACGTCTATCGGGCGCTGATCAAGGTCACGATCACGGCGCAGCGCGCCTCGGGCACGGTCAATGCAATCCTTGACCTCGTCTCGGAGCTTTCCGGGGGCGGCGCGGTGGACTACACGCCGCAGTATCCCGCGAAGTTTCGCTTGACGATCACCCCCCCCGCGCCGCTGACCGCGCAGCAGATCGCCGACATCCTCGCGGCGCTCGAAGCGGTGGTCGCCGCGGGTGTGGGCTATATCGTCGCCGAGGCGGCGCCCGATCCGTTCACCTACGACATCGGCCCGGGTTACGACGTGGGCAAATACGCCACCTATATTGGACCTTGAGGCGCGAGCATGGGCGAAGTTCCAACGATCAAGCCGACCGCCCCGATCAACTGGGCGACCGACGACCCCGTGACCACCCGCATCGACCCAGGCGTCGCGAAGCGTGGCGAGGGCTTCGTCGCCAACGACATCCCGCTAAACCAGTGGGCGAACTGGTTTCAAGGGGTGGCGGGGGATTATCTCGCTTGGCTCGCGGCAAATACGATGCGCGCCTTCGACGACATCGCCGAGGCCGTCAACGCCAACCCGCAGCCGAGCGATCCTGCCCCCGTCGAGACGGGCGAGTTTTTTCGGTACCTGCGCCTCGCGGGGCCCGGCTCGTTTATCGACGGGCTCGGCGCCGTCGCGCTCCAAGGCGTCGAGGAAGCAGCCCGCGTCGAGCATGACGGCTCTCGCTTCCTCGCCTTCGACGCGAACGCGCAGACGGTGCGCGCCTACCCGAACAACATCAGCACGCTGCTCGCGCCGCCCTACGCGGCCGAGTGGGTGCGGGCGCTCGGGTTCCCCGGCACGGCGCTGTCGTTTGACACCGACGGTGCGCTCGTCGCGCTCGGCGTTTCGACCCCGGGCGGCGAGGTCTTCATCATCGACGCGAACACCGGGTCGGTGCTGTTTTCACTGGTCACAGGGCGCGACGTCGCCGACGTTTTTTGCGACTCAAACCGCGGCACAAGGAAGGTGTTCTTCGCGTCTGGCGCGGATATTTTTTTGTGGGAGGATGGCGTCGGCTCGACGCCGTGGGCGGCGCGCCCCGGGCCCGTGCTCGCGTTGACGGCGACCGCAGACCGCCTCGTCTGGGCGGAGGCAGACCCGATCAACCCCACGGGCGTGACCATCTTCAGCGCCGCGAAGAACGCGACCTTGACGACGGTCCCTGTCGCGATCGCAACAAACCCCGTCGCGATCGCGGCGGGTGGCGTGGTGCGACTCGTCACCGACAGCGAGAACGTCTATGCGTTCTGGGGGGCGGTCTCGCCCGCGTTTCGCCCGTGGGTCTCGCGCCTGCCGCTGGCGGGCCCGCTGACGTTCATCGTCGGTGGCAACCCGTTTTGGACCGTCGAGCTAGAGAACGTCTACACGCCGCCGACGCTGCGCGCCTCGATCGCCGTCGATGACCGATACGTCTACGCGGTCGGTGATACCGAGGTTTACGTTCTGGAAAAAAATACGGCGGGCGTCGTGTGGAAGCACGAAGGCGTGCAAGCGGGCAACGTGAGCACCGAAGGCGTCAACCTGTGGCTCTCGGATCGCATCACGCCGACGCAGTTTCTAGCGGGCAGCACGGGGCGGGGGACGTCGCTGTGGCGCCGCGTCTCGAACGGCACGATCACCAGCGACGGCGGATCATACCGCCGCCCGTTTCGCAAAGCCGCGATCCCGATCACGAAGTGAGGCAGAGGCATGGGAGTTTTTCAGAACAAGCGCATCGCGAACCCGGGCCCGGGCGCGCTGGTCGTCAACTTGCTCGACCCCAACGACGCCAACAACGCCGAGTGGCTGGGGCCGTGGGACAGGGTCGAAGACGCCATCGTTGCGGGGTCTCAGATCGCGATCACCGCGGTCAACACGGGCTCGGCTCTGGCGTGGATCGGCACGACCGCAGACGTCGCGCCGTATGAGGCAGACCCGCTTAACGGGCCGCTGTGGACGCTGCCCCCCGGGGGGACCATCAACCCGTTGATGGGCGGCGTTTCGAGCGATTATTTTCCGATCGAGCGCCGCGGCGACCTCGTCTTGTACTTGGAAGCGGGCGCCGACGTGGTGCTTTTTCCGAGCAAAAAACTCTGAGGGGGAGTCATGGGGTTTTTGAGCGGGGGCGGTTGGACTTCGCCCGGCAGTGGCGGCAGCGGCGGGGGCTCCGCGGCCAACATCATCGACAAACTGTATCGCCTCGCCGAGAACGGCGACGACACGCGCGCCGATGTCGCGGCGGATCGTTACGACCAGACGAAGCCGTGGCGCACGCTGCAAGCGATCTTTAACGACATCAACGTCAATGAGCTGTCGGGCGTGGGGATCAAGATCGCGCCGGGCGACTACGCTGGCGGCGCGCTCGACTTGGAGAGCCCCGGGGGCTGCAAAATCGAGGCAGAGGTCGGCGGCGCGGTCAACCTCACGTCGGGGATTTTGTTGCAGGGCGACAGCTTCGGGCCCTTCGAGATCCGCGGCGTCAACGCGGTGTCGAGCGGTCACTGCATCGACGGCGGCTCGGCGGTCATCTCCAGCTTTCGAGTGATCAACTGCAACCTCATCTCGACATCGTTTAACGAGGAGTGCGTCGACGTGAACGCCGACCTCGTCGAGATCGAGGGCGGCTCGATTCAGCAGAGCGACAGCGGCTCGGGCGCAAACCCTCGCCTGCCGCTCAAGATCACGTCGAACAGCGGCAACGTCCCCGTGACCCTCAAGGGCACGCGCATCGCCGCGACGAGCTTCTCGAACGACGACGACACGGGCTGCGTGAACATCGCGCCGACGCTGTTCGGCAAGGTGACGCTCATCTGCCAGGGTGTCATTTTCCAAGTCGGGCGCCTCGGCGCCGATGTCACCGGGCGCTCGTCGCTGGCGCTCGTCGCGGGCTCCGCCGAGATCGAAGCGCGCTTCTCGGGTTGCAGCTTTGATGTGGGTGTGAACAACCCGAACGGACAGAACGGGCCCGAGCTGGAAATTTTCAGCGTGACGAACACCGCGGGCGTCGTCGATATCAAGTCGAGCAGTCTCCAAGTGAACTGGCGCGGCATCGACGAGGCGGACGTTTACACCGCGTCGATGGACAACGTGCAGGGGGAGATCGCGATGGTCGATACGTCGTGGCTCGACATGACCACCGACACCCTCCCCGGGCGGCGCACGGTCGGCGCAGACCAAGGCGTCGTGCGCATGGAAGGGATCAACAACTTCACGACCCGAGCATAAAAAAAGGGGCGACCGTGCCTTACCTAAAGACAGTCGAAATCACTCGCGGCGACCTGTCGACCTTCGAGGCGATCGCCGAGGTCTCGTCGTCGCCGTTCTCCGCCGATGAGCTGGGGGGCACGGTCGCCGAACGCTTCATTACCGCGATACCACTCAAGCCGCCGTCGCTTGCGTGGTTCAACTTCGAGTTCACCGCGCCCGCGAACGTGACGCAGATCACCGACCCGACCGACCTCGGGCTCGCGCAGGTGGCGGTCGAGGCGATCCAAGGCGGCGCGCCCCCCACCGGGCCCGTCGAGGTCTTCACGCCGTCGACGGGGCTCTCGCAGTTCGCGAACACCCTCGCCGATGCGCTCGCGCTGTCGAGCGCCGAGGACGTGTGGAGGCTCGCGCCGGGGACATACACGGGCGGCGTGACGCTGAACATCCCGCTGATTATCGAGCCGCAGAAAGGCACGGCGCGTGTGACGATCGTCCCGCCCGACGACAACACCGACGCGCTTTTTTTTACGCAGGTTGGCTCGTCGGTGCTGCGCAACATCGAGGTCGCGACCCCCGGTAACGCGGTGGGCGTCAAGGTGCAGAACGCGAACGCGGTCGTCGCGATTGATCGCTGCTACTTCCTCGGGACCGTCGCGCCTTCGAGTGGCATCTGCGCGCAGGTTGTGCAGGGGCGCCTCGACGTCACGGCGCGATACATGGGCGGTTTCGCGGCGGTGTTTCTCGACGCGATGGGGCCGCTTAGTTTTCTCAACGCGCAGGTGTGCTCGATGCAGTCGGGGACCGTCGGCGTGGGGATTCGCGAGGGCGGTGGCGCCAACGTCTTCGCAGCGCGCTTCGACGTCGTGCAAGGGAACTTCTCGCCCGCGCTGGGCGACGCCATCTCGGTCGCCGAGGGCGACGTGCTCGTCGTCGACTCGATCATCAGCGATGCCGTGCTCGGGATGCGCATCACCGCCGACGGCGGCGAGTGGACGCTGCAAAACGTCGCGTTCATCCGCTGCACTCGCGACGCGGTTGTCGAGCCGGGGTTGACCGGCGCGGGCTCGCTTCTCGCTGTGCAATACTGCCGATTTTCAGCATATCGCTTCGTGGCGCCAGCGGCGTGGTTCACGACGGCGTCGTTCTCGGGCGTGGTCTTCGACACCTACTTCGCCGAGCCGACGCAGCGCATCGTCGGCGCCGAACTGTCTGTCGGATTCTCGACCGTGCCGACCGAGACGAGCACCGCGGGCGGCGACTCCACCCCGCTCGGGATGGTCGTCAAGCGAAACACGAACCTCGACGTCGGCGTGTGGGATGACATCACCGACGACGTGTTCCCGGGCGGCGGGGGCTCGCCAATTTTCCCCGGGACAGGCGTCGGTAACGCGATTTATTTTGGCTTCATTCGGACGTTTCCGGGGGTCAAAGTTAACTGGACCGTCGCAGGGACGGGTCTGCTCTGCGCGGGCCCGAACCCGAATTGCATCGCGGAGGTCTACACATCGAACGGGTGGGAGAAAATCGGCATCATGGCCTCTAAGGCCATCGGCGACCTACTCTCGCGGGGTCCAACGCTGGCGGGGGTTGCCGAGTCTCAGCAGATCCGCGTCGGAGTTATCGCCGACGAGACCGAGGTGATTTTTTCTAGGACGTGGGACGACGCCGTTCCGCTTGTTCTCGATGGATCCGAGCCGCTCTATTGGATGCGCTGGCGGATTTTTAACGCCACGGTCTCGACCATCCCCGAGACCGATGCGGTGAAAATCCACACGAGCCGCTTCGAGGACAATGCGCAGGGGCCGCGTGAACTGTTCGGCTTGTGCGAGCGAAGAAACGAGGCGTTGCCGCAGTGGGGGCCGGGCTCTGTCACCGACAACCCGCAATCGCCCGGCAATGAGGCTGTCGATATCTCCTCACGGATTACCCTGACGCCTGCCGACAATGAATTCATCAACGGCAACACGGATCGAATCAACGGCTCTTTTCGGTGGCCTCGGAACATCGACAGCGCATACCCGCTGCGACTCAATATGGAGCTTTTCCAGACCACGAACACCGCAGCGGGCCTGAGCGTTTGGGAGATCGCGATCGCGAAAAAAGACCGCGGCGACCTGAATAATGGGATCGCGAACGAATACATCCGCCGATTCGATGTTGGCGCGCTTGGTAGAATCCCTGTCCCTGGCACCGATAATGAGCGCTTTGGTTTCGACGTCGACCTTGATTTGAACGGATTTTTTGGCGGCATCGTGCCGGGCGAGGTTTTTTATATGAGCGTCGGTCGGCTCGCGGGCGACGCGAACGACAACTTCGAGGGTAACATCGCTTACAGCGAGACCGAGGCGCAGGCGACGTTCTACAAGTGAGGCGCAGAATGGAACTTCAAGAATTTTTGCCCGGGCTCTGCCTCGGCGGTGACTCGTCGAGGTGGCAAAGCCCCAAGCGCATGACGTGGGAGAGCGCCCCCCCGGGGGTCTCGTTTTGGATCGTCAAGGCGACGCAAGATGACTGGCGCGACAGCAAGCTCGGTCATCACTACGCGGGCGCGCGCCGCTTCGGGCTGCTGGCCGGGCTTTATCATTACTTCGAGAGCGACCGCCCGGTGCGCCCTCAAATGGAAGCCTTCGCCCGCGCCATCGACGAGCACCCGTGCGAGCTGCCGCCCGCGCTCGACCAGGAGACGACCGAGGACGTCTCGCCGCGCCGCGCCGTCGAGTCGACCTTCGAGGCGCTCGACCTGTTGGAGCGCCTCACAGGGCGCCGCCCGATCCTCTACAGCGGCACGAATGAGCTAGAGGGGCTCATCGAAGCGGCCTCGAAGAATGAGCGAAAGGCGCTCGGCTCATACGCGCTCTGGCAAGCGCACTACCTGCGACGACATCACGTTCGCAGCTCGAAGACGCCGCCGAGCCTCGACCGCTTCATCGCGCCGCCCGAGGACGATGGCGCGCGCCCCTGGAAGCAGGCCTCGATCTGGCAGTGCTCCAGCAAGAACGCCGCTTGGGCGGGGCTGCTCGACTGGTACGGGCGCGACCTCGACTTGAACGTCGCGACCCCCGCCGCGCTGCGAGCGCTCGTCGATGGCGAGGCGCCCGAGCTGCCCGCGTTCAAACCCGAGCCCCCGCCCTTCGTCGACCCCGAGATCGACGTCGACGAGGCGCTCGCCTACAACCGCAAGCACGCCACGGGCGACGCGGTGATCATCGCGGCGTTGCGGCTCGGGGTGTTCACCGCATGGCACCCCAAGAAGAGCGCGCGGGCGGTGGCGAGGTTCCAGGCAGAGCGCGGCCTCGCCGTCGATGGCAAGCTCGGGCCGCAGACGTCGCGGGTGATGATCGACGCGGCTCGCTGCGGCTGAGGTTGGCGCGCCCTTCGCACGCTGACCGAGCACCACAACGGGGGGCAGTATGGGCGACCTGGGGCGACCGGCGAGCAGCGGGACGCAGACTAAAATCGGGCTCACGATGACCAGCGTCGCCGAGCTTCAAAAGGACTTCAAGGCGATTGTGGAGCAGCTCGCGGAGCTTCGCGAGCGGCTGACGCGAGTCGAGGGGCGAGACGAGATGCAAGCGCAAGCGTTGGGCGACCTCAGAGAAGGGCAAGTCGCGCTCACAAAGGCGATGGACAGCGCGAACCAGACCTTGACCGAGATCGCGATCAAGATGGCGACGCGAGAAGGGGTCGAGCGCGAGCTGCGCGAGCGAGCGCGAAGCGCGCCGAGGCTGACGCCTGTCCCGCCTCCGGTGGTCTCCGCGACCCCAGCGGCGCCGCTGGCGCCCGTCGCCTTGCCAAGAACGACGACGCCCCCCGCGGTAGGGACCGGGGGGGCGTCGGAGTTGCTCAAGACGCTGTGGGCGTTGATGCCGCCTTGGCTGCGCGTGTTCTTCGCGCTGTTCGTGGCGCTCGGGGTCGGGTTCTCAGGCGCGGGCGTCGGCTGGCTCACCGGCCTCTTCTGAGGCATGGCGGGCGATGACGCGCCGCACCGTGCCCCACCCCGTCGAGCCGAGGCCGTCGTCGCGGTAGGTCTGGGTACGGTAGCGCACGAGCAGCGTCACGCCCTCGCCCGCGTCGCGCGTCGCGTAGCCTTCGCGCAAATCGCTGTAAAACCCGCGCCACCGGAGCAGCGAGAACGACTCGCCGCGGCGGAGGCGGGCGACGAGCGCGGCCTCGATCTCGGCGCGGTCTTCGCCGATCTGAGCTGCGCGGGCGGCGTCTTCGGCGGTGATGGGTTGCGGGCGGCGGTGGTCGGTGTTGGTCGTCGTCATCGTGGTGCGTTCTCCGCTGTGGTGTGGGCGCGCTCGGGCGCCCGTTGGGATTTCAGGCGGACCGGACAAGCAAGCGAACGGCCGTGATTCGGCCGTTCGCATCGCGAACGGGTTTGTGAGCCGGGGCGGTCCCCGGCGCGAAGACGTCGAAGCGCGAGGCATGGGCGGCGACGAGGCCGCTCACGATGTAGCCTACCCCCGGCTTGGGGTCGGGGATGCCCTCGACTGCGCCGAATCGGGTGGGCCCGAGGACGGCAAACGGCAGGCCGTGCCCGTCGAGGCTCTCTTGAGGGAGGGTCGCGACGCGCGCGACGTTGCCGCTCGGTTCGATGATAATGTCTTCGCCCGCCTCGGTGCGGATGACCAGGCGGTGTGGTGTGAGGTTGATAAGCTGCATCGTTCTCCGGTGTGGTTGTGGGTGGCTGTCGCCCCCGTTTGTGTATGGAGAGCGCGGTCGCGCTCTCCTGCTGACAGAAAAATTCAGTCGTCGCGCTTTTCGAGGGTCCACTCGATGAGCGGGCCCGCGCCGACGAGCAAACGGTCATCGTCGAAGCTCCACACGCCGTCGAGTCTGTCGGGCTCGTCGCCCCACGCGGGAAGCTCTTGAACCAAAAATGCGCAGCGCTGCGCGAGCCACTCGCGCCATGGCTCGCGCAGTTCGTCGCTCGCCGTACAGAGCGCGTCTTCGACCTCTGCGGCGGCGAGACATGCTTCGTGTAGCTCGTCGAGGTCGGGCGCGCTGGCGAGGGCGACCGAGAGCGACGCGATCGCGACAGCGACCGCAACCCCCGCGCGCTCGGTGATGCTCTCGACGACGGCGCTGCAAGCGCCGCAGCAGTAGGAGTCGAGCAGCTCGGCGTCGGCGATCGCGTCGGTCGCTTCGATGATGTCGCGCACGGCGCGGTCGAAGACATCCTCGGCGGCTTCGTGGATGCGCCGTCGGTAGGCGGTGGCGTCGGTGTCGAGCTTCGCGGCGTAGGCGGCGAGGTCGTCGAGGGCGGCGGCGGTGGCTGTCTCGGGGCTGCGTTCGATCGAGGTAAGGGCGGCGTGGGTCATGGTGCGTTCTCCGGTGATGGGGCGCTTCGCTGCGCCCCGTTGGCGAAATCAAAAGTATAGCGCCCGCGCTATACTTTCAAGTGAAAACTTTCAACAACACGACTCAATGATGCGCGAAAGCACCGTCGAGGGGGCGAGCCCGCAGCCCTCGGCGATGGCGCCGAGGCGCTCGACGTGCTCGGGGGCCAGCCTGAGCGCGAGCTTCGCGGTTCGCACGCCCCCGTAGCCGACGTGCCGCGGGGAGAGGTCGGCGGCACGCGCGCCGTTGTCGATGCGACGGCGGATCGCGGCGGCGAGGCCGCGCCCGTAGCGCTCGCGGGCGGCGCCGAGGGCTGCGGGGGTGAGGCGGACGACGAAAAGGTGCTTCATCGCTGCGCCCCCTCGTCATGCCACTTGGGGCCGCGGGCGATGGTCTCGGCGATGCGTTCTCTCGATCTCGCAAGCTCAAGGCGCGCGCCCTCCAACAAGGCCGAGGCCGCGACCCGCTGCGCCTCGGTCGTGCTGGCATCCTCAAGAGCGACCGCCGCCGCGTTGGCCAACTCGAACGCCGCCGACGGCGACCACATGCGCTCGACCCAGCACACCACATGCTCGCGGCTCGGCGCCGAGAGCACGCCCAACTCGGCGCACGCGACCTGACGCCGCAGAGCCTCGATCGTCATCCCGAGGTCGGCGATCGCGTTCGTGTAGAGGTTGAGCGCGGCGTGCGCGAGCTTCTTACGCACCGGCACAGCCGCAGGCGTCGCGGGGATCTTCTCGGGGTCGATTTCGACGCCAGCGACGCGCCAGTAAAGCCGACCCTGGCACGACGCGATGCCGACGCCGCGCGATGAGGTCTCGGGCGCATGTAGTGCGGCGTATGCGACCCATGCGGGGTGGATGCAGTCGCCGACGCGGTGCGCGAGGTGAGGGGTGCTCGCGAGACCTTCCCAGCAGAGCACCTCGACTTGGCGGCGGCGTTCACCGTCGAGCTGCGCGAGCGCCTCGCGGATGTCATCGGCGGGGACGTGGTCGACGTGTGAGAGGTCGCCGTGGCGGATCATGCTCGCGACGGCTTCGGCGGCGGGGGTTCTTCGGGACATGGCGGGGGTTCTCCGGTTGGGGTGTGCGGCTCGCACCGCGTTGGCACCCCCATTAGTATAGCGCTAGCGCTATACTTTCAACCCCCGGACGAAGATCATCACCACAAAGCGCAGACGCGCCCCGCTGGTGCTGATGCGAGGCAGGCGTCGGTCGCGCCCTTGAGGTCGAAGCATGCGCCCTCAAGGGATGGATGCGCAACGCCCGCTTGCACGCCGAGCCGCCCGCGGCTTGCGCTGTGGAGGCGCCACCCGAGCCCTGCGTCGAAGTGCAGCTCGACCACGCGAGGGCGCGTCGTCGAGGTCCGCACAACCAGCGTCGCGAGCTGTCCCGATTGGATCGCGGCGAAGCGGTAGCCTTCGCACTGCGGGGTGTCGACGACGCCGTGCGCGCTGCTCGCCCGCGTTGGCTGCTCGCGGTGGCACCCCGCCGAGGCGACGAGCGCGAGCGCGAAAATTGAAGCGATCACTTTATCGTTCATGAGCTATCCACAGGCTGCGAAAAGTTGTCCACAGGGCGCAAGTCCGCATTATTAGCGGGCCTGATGAGTTATCCACAGGTTATCCACAGGGGTTATCCACAGGCTGTGGATAACTTCAAGGGCTCGTCGCCATCGACACAACCGCCGAGACGGTCGTCGGGTGGGTCCAGTAGCCCGCGTGCGACGCGAAAAGCCCCCCGGTGTCGATGTCGGGGAGTTGCACGACGCCGAGCCGCTCGAAGCCAGGGAACCGCGCGGCGTCGCTGAGGTTGGGCGGGGGCGCGTTGAAGACGAGCCGGGGGAGCGAGCATTGAACGACGGGATCGTCGCGGTCGGCGACGTTGACCCACCGAAAGCCCGACGGGACGCCGCCCGCGACGACGAGGTCGGCGAGGGTGCGGTCGCGGTCGCGAAAGCCGAGGTGCGCGGCGAAGGGGACGTCGCCCCCGAGCGGTGAGCCGATCGTGACGAGCCCGAGCACGGGCCACAGCTCGCGCGGGACGTCGGCGGCGATGGCCCCCGACTCGACCCACTCGGTCACGAGATCGAGCATCACGACCGAGCCGAGGCTGTGGGCGAGCACGACGCACGGGCCCGCGGCGAGTAGTTGCTCGGCGACGTGGCGCTTGATCGCCTCGCGGTGCGCCGCGTAGATCGCGACGTCGATTGCGTAGTCGTAGAGCACCCCGAGCCCCCGGGGGAGCCACGACACATCGACGGCGAGGCTTTGGGCGAGCCCCGCCCAGATGACCTCGCGCACGTCGACGGGGTCTTCGAGCCCGAGCACGTCAGCCGACCACGCTTCGGCGGCGCGCTTGAAGCCCGCAGCGAAGCCTCGGCGCGCCTCGCGCCCCCCCGCCGAGATCCCATGAACACAACAGATCCTGCGCATCTTAAACGCTCCTGAGTACGGGCGCGCCGCGAGCGCGCCGGTTGTCCTGCGCCAGCTCGCGCGCGTCGACCCACTCGCCCGAGCGCATCTCGGCCTTGATCAGCTCGAAGACCTCGGCGGCCTCGGCCTCGGGCCCGCGCCATAGCACCACACGGTCGCTCCCCGAGTGGTAGACGATGACGACCCCCGAGCCCGTCCTAGCGGGTCTCGCGAGGCGCTGGTTATGGCGGTCGCCCGGGCGGAAAATCGACCCATCCTCGCACACGAAACTCAGCACGGCTCCACCTCCAAGGGCACGAGACGATCGGCGAACCGCTCCCGGACCCGCTCAAAATGAGCCCGAAGGCGGCGCTTCGCGGTCCACACGTCGCCGCCCGCGCTCGGGTCGAGCGGGGCTTCGAGCGAGAAGGTCGCCGACCACCAGCCAACGCGGCGCACGACGAAGCGGCGCACATACCGCCCGGGGTCGGTGTTCTGTCGACACCGCGACATCCGGGCGCGGACGACGACCCCTTCGGCGCGCAGCGCGGCCTCGATCTCGGCGAGCACCTCGGGCGGCTTCGTCGTGGCGATGCGGCGTCGCCACTCGCGCTTGCGCTCGGTGCGGCGCTGCTTGAGCCCCTCAACAGGGGCGACGACTTCGGCGCTGTAACGCGCGAACTGCGGGGGTCCGTTTCGTGCTGCGATGATGCTCATCGGCGGGCGCCTCCAAGTGTAGACGCCCGATACCACAGCAAAAGAGGGGCCTGAGATGGGACAGCGGCAGACGAGGGGCAAGAACGACGAGACGCAGCCTCGACGAAGGGCGCGTCGGTGGCTGCGTCATGAGGTGGCGCGGGAGGTCGGTCGGGCGATCAGTCGCTCGCGTGCTGCTCGTCGATCGTCCGAAGGACGTGGCGAAGTTCGAGCACCGCGCGCTCGACCTGTGCTCGACCCATCTCCTCGCAGTGATCGTCGATGGTTTCTTGCAGGTAGTCGATCGGGCCGCGCAGCCCTTCGGGGTGTTTCCTCAACAGCGCGATCGCGCTGGCGATGGCTTGCAGTTCTGCGCCAAGGCGTTCGATCTTCGCGTCGAGGCCCCCGGGCTCCACCTCGACTGCGACCTCGGGCTCGGGCTCGGGCTTCGAGTGCAGGCGCACCGTAGGCTCGGCGAGCTGTCGGGCGTAGGTTTCGAGCACTTCGCGGGGCACGAGCGGATGAACCGTGCCGCTGATCTCGTCGCCGCAACCGTGCTTGGCTGTGAAGTCGAAGTGCGCCCCGAAGGCGCTGCTCTCGCGCTCCCACTCGAAGCCCCACCCGATCGCCGAGACGATGCCGCGTAGGTTGTCGATCGCGTCCCCTGTCACCCTGTCGCCAGTGGTCTGAACGCGCGCTTGAATCTCGCGCAGCTCTATGAGGATACGCGAGAAATCATCGGCGCCCGTCTGGCTCGGCTCATCGCCGCACAGCTCGGCGATGGCCCGCGCGTGCCGCTTGAGGTGGCGAGGCAGCATGAGCCCGTGAATGACGGCGCAGTGGCATTCGCCGCCCTTTTTTGCCTCGATCAAGATGTCGGCGTTGTCGCGCTTGATATCCAAATCGACGTCATCAAACGAAAGCGCGACGGACAGCGCAACGACGTTACTCCAAGACAGCTCAGCCCCCTTTGCGCCGTCTCGAATGCGGTGCAGGATCTCTAAGATGCGCGGCTCGGGCGATCGCCGCGGCTGCGCATCGGAAAGCTGCGCCATCGCGTCGAGTTCCCTGGCGAAATCGGAGACCACCGCGACCGACGACTCGCGGACAAGGCGAAGACAGAGGTGATCGCCGCTTCGGGCGTGCGCCGCGATCTCGACGTAAGGCGAATCGCCACCGAGCGAGGTTTCGATGACGGCGGTCAAGCCTTGCTCGCGAAACCCCTTACCGAGCCGCCGCGCCGCGTCGACGGTTGGGTCTTCGCCCTGCATCAACGCCGACACCACGGTCAACATCAGCCCGAAGAGTTTTTTCTCGCGAAGCGGGTCGGGCTTGGGGGGCTTCGGTGTGCCCGCGACCTCGGGCGCCCGGTTCGCGAGGGCTTCGGCGGCGGCTTCGAGTTCGACGTCTGTGGTGTCTGGGCCGATGACAGCCTCGACCGTAGCGCCGCTGTCGTGTGCGACCTTGAAGGCGCATGAACATGCGCCCGCGTGGAGTCGCTGGAGGGACCAGCCGCGCTCGTCGATAATCTCGTCGAGCCTATCGGTCAGCATCGACACGGCAGCGTGGGCGGCGAGTTGACCATTTGGGCTTTCAGGGAATGGCCACCCGTTCAGCTCTGCCACTTTCTTTTCGACAAAGGTGTCGCGGATCTCGGCGAGCTGGTACAGCACACGCCGCTTCATATCGCGGTCGGTGTTGTTGAGGTCGTCCAATTCGACCCCCGTGATTTTTGCAAGAAGCACGGCGCGGTCGGCGCGGTCGAGCCACGACGGCAGCCCGAAACAAAAGCCGCCGACCCGCTGACCGACGCTGTCGAAGTGAGCGCCCTTTGTGACTTCCTCAAATCGAATGCAGCCATCCTCGTCGAAGATGACCTGGAAGCCGTAAGCATTGCCCTCTCGGGTGATCGCTTCGCCAAGGCTGTCGCGCACGCGGCCTAGCTTCACGAGGTCGCGGCAAGTCTTCGCGTGGTCTTCGATCACGTCGAGAAGCCTTCGCGCGCGGTCGATTTTTTCGTTTTTTTGCGTCGTCACTTTTCGTTCTCTGAGGGCTCGTCGCCCTTGCTGGGTTGGAGGTTGGCGCCGGGCTCAAGCGGACCCCACAGCGCCGGGATTTCTTCTTTTAGTCGGTCTGTGAGAATGCGGCGGATCACCTCGCTGCGCCCGAGCTGCCACTGCTCGGCGAGTAGGTCGAGGCCGTCGTGCAGGTTTTTGTCGACCATCGCCTGCGCGGTGTGGGTCAGCTTGACGCCGCGCGCGTGGCTGGTCTCAAGGCTGGGGTCGTCCTGGCGCCAGTTATCCCACACGCCGCGCCGAACCCACAGCGTCGAGCCGGGATATCGGCGGCACTCGTCAATCGCAGCGTAACGCGCCCGAAAGCGCTTCACGCCGCGCGAGTTTCGTACTTCGTAGACCTTACGAGAGACCATCGCTGTACCTCACAGCGTCGCCCAGAGGGCTTATCATTAGCTCGGAGACGCCCGAGTATTTGAGCAGCGCCGAGACCGAGGGAAGCTCGCGGCGCTTGGCGGCGAGCTTGAGCGCGGCGCGCGCGTCGGGGGCCTCGACGACGTCGACGAAGTCGCCGTCGGGCGTCTGTATGACCCACTCGGGGTGATGCGTTGCGGCGATCGCGGCGCCGACGAGGCGCG